CCCCCTCAGCGTCGGATTTCTTTTTATAGGACTTTAACTTACCTGTGATACAAACCTTTTTTGCATTTGTATCTGTAATCTGTACCTTACCGTCAAAAGTAAAGGGTAAAAATTCTTTCATTTCTTGGTAATCTGTTTGAATCCAGTTTAGTAGATTCTCTGTTACCTTAGCCCCTAATTTGGCCTGTAAACAGGCTTCTTTATTTATTTCGTCTAAATTACTAACTACTGCAGCAAGTTTTTTACCTACTGTAATACCAACTAATGGTATAGAAAAAGATGCAACTACATTATCTAATGTAGATGCTTTAGCCCTCTCTATCTCGTCTAGTAACTTTACAGCGATTTTTTCACCTAAAGAGGCTTTTACAGTATCAAAGTCTAAGTAAAAAATCTCGGTTAAATCAGCTAAATTTAATTTTTCAATTGTGACTTTACCTAAACCCTTAATACTAAGAGTTTTAGCAAAGTGTTCAATCTGTTTGTTTAATCTAGCATCACACGATATATTTCTACAAAATAATTGATCGTTGATCCATACTAAGGTTGAGTTACACGCTGGGCAGTTAGTTGGTATGTGTATATCTTGCATAGTTTTGTTTCTTTATGTATCTATTATAGCTCAAAAGGATAGCCTTTGCAAGTTCATTTTTTTGATGCTTCTAATAACTTCCAACCCTTACAGGATTTACTTGCACCCCTGAGAAGTTTTGTAAAATTGCTTGGATCTAATCCAACTGATAAGGCAAATTCCTTGGCTTTTCCTGTGTATATAATGTATTCATCACCAGAAGGGTTTAATACTTTTGGAAATTCTTGACTTAGAAGATGCCAGCCCCTATGTATTTTACTTTTATAGTTTAGAAGATTTGATAACTCACTATCTAACAAATTATTATCTTTAGCAAATTTACTAGCATTTTTAATAATAAATACTTCTCCAGTTGGAGAAACGATTTCAGGATATTCTTTATCCCTTTGCGAAGTTACTAACCTTGTACCCTTTTTATCCAGCATTAACTGATATTCTTTTGGATAAAGGTTCTGTAAGTATTGGTGTGAATTACCAGCGCTTATACTACATACAGTGCTATAAGATACATCTAGTTCTATTGATATACTTTTTAATGACCACTCTGTGGTAGCTAATATAAATAATATGGCAGTATAATCTTCAAGATAGTATTTAGCAGAAGGATGTGCCTCTCCACACTCTCCCTCTCCACCTATTGAGCAATTTAACCCATTATTAAATGAATTAAACTTAGCTATCCACATCTTTTCTATATTAGAAGATATATCATTAGATATATCTTCTAATAAGGTTATAGTAGGTATAACAAAATTTAATTCTATAAATTTTGCTTGCATCTTATAACTATGATGGGCATTATTGCGTAGTAAATACATATGTTGATTAAATCTAATATTTATAGGTTTAATTGTTTTTCCTACGTAAATACTCCCATCAGAAAACATAATTTTATAAATATTCATAGTAGTATCTCCTAATACTACTATTATACCTTTTTAGCAAAAAAGATTCAAGTTCAAATTTCTACTACCCTCATATTCTAGTCAACTTTATAAAGAACCCTAGGTATCACCTCACCCCCCATTATTACAGCTACAGTACATCCAATATGGAGATCAAGCATTTCAATATACTTAGGGTTATTTAATGTAGCTCTAGAAACTAGCTTATCGCCAATGTAAACCGGTTTAAGTATAGCGGTAGGTGTGACTTTACCGGTGCGCCCAGTATTCCACTCTACATCAAGTAACTCTGTCTCTACTGCTTCTTTACGAACTTTAATAGCAACAGCACCTCTAGGAAACTTAGCCGTATAGCCAAGTTCTTGAAATACTTTATTGCTATTTACTCGATGCACGAGTCCATCACATTCATAGATTTCATTGAGTTCTGGGATACAGACAGTTTCAAAACCTAGGGACTCTATATATTGCATATCCCCCCGATATGTGTCTGTTTGGTATGGCTGAATACCATATGCAAAGAAACTGATAGCCCGCAAACAGAACTCACTATCATCTTTTAGATTAAGTGCACCTGCTGTGTAATTACGGCTATTCTCAATATGCTTAGGAGCTACGATCTCACCAGTTACTTGTAGTACGCCTGTAGATTCAATCTCTAGCGGTACTAGGTCTTTTCTAGCAATAAACCTAGAAGTAATATCCCTTCCTTCTATTCCATCACCTCGGGTCAGTACCTGTGTTAACTTTCCATCTAGGTATAAAATGGAAATAGCTGCACCATCTAGTTTAAGACTCGGAATACAGTCATATCCTTCGAGCGGGAACTTTTGTTCTCCTTCGTAGTACTTTTGGAGACTCCACATGGGAAATATGTGTTTGCATACGTTATCATGCTGCTTCGACCCGACCTCGGCGTACCCAGCAGACTCAGAAAGCAGATCAAATTCCTCATCCGTGATAATAGGCTCGCCCATATAGTATTTAATACTTGCTTCATCTAAATAATTTCGTAGTTTGTTTGTCATAGTATCTATTATAGATTAAATTAAGCTTTTGCGCAAATCTATTACTTTGTTACTAAAATAAGTATTAATCGCTTCAATGGCTTCTTCTTTCGATACGATTTCTAACAATCCGTCAAGCAAAGCGTATATATTAGAAATACCTGCTTCCATACTAACGCCTTCTTTGGTGGGCAAGTATTCTCCCTCGTATGACATGAAGTATTTCCTTAAATGCAGATATTGCGTCCCTTTGAACTCATTAACTACTAGCCGTAATTGGTATGCTTTATCATCGTTTTGATAAATAATTTTCTCATAAAGCTCTGGTTCTTCTACCATAAATCCTCCGAGTATAGCTCATCCCCGTTATAATGGTTAGGTGGGTGATTAAACCTATTAAGTTGTCCAGTAGCGCACGCTAGGGTAAATGCTTCGCGCCTATTTAAGAATTTGCCGTTCTCATCAACAAATCCTTCTGTTTCCTTGCCATAATCACGTACACCAAAACGACTCATTAATCTTAGTACATCTTGGTGTCTATTTGACCTAGGCAAACTCCAAATCTCTTTTGGAGTCTTTACAGCTACATGAGTTATTTTAATTGCTTTAATGCTAGTATCCACACAGCTCCCGCAAATAGAAAAAGGCCAAATAAGGCTAAAAGATCCATTAAATCTTTAAATTGAACATCAGTCATTTGATCCTTTATCTAGCATATATTGCATATACTCTACATCAAACAAATTTCCTATTAGGGTATATCCAGTACAAGATAGAGGCTTACTAGATATCCCTGACTTTGAGTGAATGTCAATATATTGTTCGTAAGGATAGTCTTGCGCCGCACAAGTCATTTCTAGTGCGTGCCAAACTCCAACTGTATCAGTGGTCATATTCTTATTCCAGAATGTTAATACGTACCCATACTAAGTGAATCTTTCCACGCAGTATCAGTTATTTTCTTACGAAGCTTTAGCAGCTCTTTTTCGTCTGAGCGAATCTGTTTAATAGACCTAAGTACTAAATAGTATACTTCGGGAGTATCTATTAAATTAATATCTAATAGATACTCAAGTTCTGATACTAATGTTTTATTAGTCAAATTCGTACTCCCATATCTCTAAGATGTTGTAGGCTAGCAAGCTCATAAGCTTCTTGATACGCGTTCATACGCCATTTATCTGCTAGTAGCCAGATTCGGTAAACGAATCCATACCGTGAATCTTCTGACTCACTATCAATTCTAGCAATCGAATCATATCGTGCGGAATAGACAACTTCTCCAATTGCGAACCTATCACGAACAGCTCCCTCAGGGATAAGTTCGGGTTTAAAATAATCCTGAGATGATGCTCGTATCGGGACAGCGAATCGTTCGAGTATTGTTTTGATAAACGAAGATCCTCTAAATGTTGATTTACTGATAGCATCTACAGTAGTTCCTTCTAGGTATTCTTGAATAATAAAGTTAATTTCTTCCTGTGTAGCAGGTTTACCACGTAGCTCACTTCTGCGCTTAGCGTCATAAGCTTGCTTCTCTTTGTACTTTTCAATAAGAGAAGCAAGCCTAGTAGTATTATAAGCAATACCCAGTACTTGGCAAGCATCCTTCTTTGTACACGGTTTGCCCTCTTTAGGTTCTAGCATTTCAATAACGCGCTCCATATGAGCGTCGTCTAAGCGTTCGTCTTCATTTTTTGCGCGTCTTGTTGCCATTTTAGTTACTCAATAGTTGTTTACAATACTCATACAAAGCAGCCATTGCCTCTGTTTCTGTATCATAGGGGCCGTAGTCGTATGTTTCTGTTTCGTCCCAAAAGTACCACTTACCGTCCACACTTTTAAAAATTGAATTCATTAATACCTTTCTGTAACAAGAGAGCCTGCTTTGTGCATAAATTCCTTTTTAGATTTAATGGCTTTTAGTTTATGGTATAGATTAATATCTCCACGAATCCATCCACTCCAATAAGAGTTAATATTTTTATTAGCAGTTGTACAGTATACATAAAATTCTTGTGGCTGCCCAATAACAGCATAATGAGGCAAAGATTTATAAGACCCTAGTTCTAGCATTGCTATTTCCGTTTAAAGAATAATTATAACACTAAACTAAGCAAAATTCAAGCCAGTTTAATCGTATCTTAGCCATTTCTTTAGCCTATCTAGGTCGCCAATAAATGTTTTACCTTCAAAAATTGCTGGTACACTTTTAACTCCAGGATACCGATCTTTTAGGGATTGAACTGGAACATACGTTTTACCCTCTATTTGCTTCTGTCCTACATTAAGAATTAGTTCTTGATACGTATGACCTTTTTCTAGGATAAGCTTTTTAGCTGTTTCGCAGGCACTACAGCCTGGCTGGGAATAAACTGTTAATAGCATATATTTTGTTGGTGGTTGGCGCAGGATAAAAATTATTCGGCTAATGGCTTGAACCACTTAGCTTCAAGCCCACAAGCTTTAGTAGATTCTCGCATAGCCTTAGCGCTATAAAAAACATCATAACCCCATACGCAGTCTAAATCGCATATAGCTGAAGGGTGGTTACACTTAGCAATCCCAGAAGGATCAGTTGTAGGGGGTCTGAAAAAGGAACAGTCTTTACAATATATCATATTTTAATTCATTAAAAAGGCAGCACTATGGCTGCCTGTTATTAGGAAAATACCTTAACGAGGTAAGTTGCTGCCTTACCTGTAAGTTTATCCAGTATTTCATCTTCAACCTCTTGACCCTTAGCTTCAATTAGAGCCTTGAGTTCAGCGATTTGAGATTCTTTAGATACTCGCGGTGCTTTGTCGCTAGTAGCGCCTGCTTTAGTAGCAGTTGTTTTAGCAGAATCTTTCTTTACGTAAACTCCTGCCTGTACTAGCACTTGCCGTACACCATTAGCAGAAACTTCCATATCTTCAGCAATTTCTTTTACAAGTTCAGTGGAATTATCCACTGTAGGTTTACCCGCCAAGTAAGTGTCAATTGCTTGTTGCTTTGTTTCTTCTGTCCATGCCATATATTATCTTTCAGTTGTTAAAGGTGTGGTGCTAAGCTGAGGAGTCGAACCCCAATAACCGCATTACAAGTGCGGAGTAATACCGTTATACGAGCAAAGCTAGTTACTTAATTAAACGTGTTCTTCGATTACTTCAGTCATCAACTTAGGGTCGAAGCGACGATACTTGTTGTTTACGTCGTACTTGCTGTTCAGCTCCATAATCTTAGCTGCAAACTCATCTTTTAAACGACCGAGTTCTTGAACATACAGGATTTGATCTTCGATGCTAATTTCACTAAGGTCGGTTCCTTCATACATAGTACAGGGAACTTTAGTGGGAGAAAGAACCCGTTTGGAAACGGAACCGTCTTTTTTAGTATATTTAAAATCTATAATGTTCATAGTGTGGTCTTTGTGTGTTTAAGTAATAATTATACAGCGTTTTGATTACTAAATCAAGTCTAAAATTTTAGACCTCGTCATATAGTGAGGAGTATAAGGTAGATCTAAATCTTTCTCCCCATGACGGGATTATACAGCTAAAAAATATCAAAGGAGCAACTAATAGATTTAGTATAAAAAATATAGGGTATATATAATATAGTGGTAAAATACTTTTGCCACTTTTAGCCCTTTTAGACACTATCGGAGCTACTAGCTCATATAACGAGGTAAGTGATGTAGTTACAGCAAATAGTACATATAATGTAATACTGCTTAGCTCCATAGGCTAGTAGCCCTAGTCGCTAGACTAAACATACTCTTTGGCATTACAGGGGCTTTGTAATCGTAATTAGTCCTAGAAAATCGTAGTGCTTCATTAGCAGTTTTTTCATTTGAAGACATAATGTTCTTATCAAACTTACCTGCAAACATTTTGATAATTTTAGCAGTACGAATCCAACTAGCAGACCATACTCGTGTAGCTGGAGTCTTACGACGATAAACAAGACCTGACTTTAGGGCAGTCTTTACCTGTTCATTGTTAGGCTGCTCCTTTAGAGTACGTTCTAGTTTACGCTTACGATTAGATTCCCAGCGATTAGAAGTTTTATAAGCTGCTGCGTATCCTTCAGCCGCTTTACTACGTGATTTATTTGCCATCTATGTTTCTTTAATAATAAAGGCTTTTCCCAATGTACTAGGCCAGGTGAACTGTTCCAGAGTTACTAACTCTGCTTTTGCCATATCTAATAGTAACAACATTACTATGCTATTGGGTATATTTCTATATCCGCAATCTAGTAGTGTCATTTGTATGTCATCTAGTAGAATAGGATCAATCAGAGTTTCAGAGAAAGGAATCCTACCTAAAATCTTAGATAGTGGATTACTCGGTGGCACCTTCGACCAGCTTATCATAGAGGAATTGGTTAAGTGTTGTAGTGCTCTTAACATAGTTATTAATCCTATTAAGAATAAACATTAGCTTATCAATATCAGTGACATCAAAAGGTACATTCCGACCAATAGTATCTGTAATCAAAACTGTATCACCGTCGAACTCAATCTCGTACATATACTCATTACCGTCCTTTCCGGTAAAAAGCTCGCCTTCTTCAGTAGCGTTAATCATGTCGTCAGTGGCTGGACAAATAAGGAATTTCATTAGTTTCATTAGTTTCATTAGTTTCTTTCTTGGGTTAAATTAGGTATTAACAGTGGTGGGAAGAGTCGGTCACGATCCGACACCTTAAGAATTATGAGTTCTCAGTACATCCATTATACTACCTTCCCCTACTTGTTATTTATTAGGTAGCGATGTTATACATAGATGTAAATGCTTGTTTAACAGTCCAATTCAAGTCGCTAGTATCACCGTAAGAGCCCGCTAGCAAAGGAAGCTGAATAGTCTCACCATTTAAGAACTTATGAATAGCGCCAAAAGTACCCCGTTTACAACTAAAAGTATCCTTTGTAGAACATACACTAACGGCTACATCCACCATAACACCATGCTTATATGGCGAAGCTTTTCTAAATGCAATAGTCATGCCGCCCTTAATGCCGTCATAGTGAATATGAACAATTCCAATACCTTGATCTTTAGCGATCTTAATATATCGGGCACGAAGCTCATCAGCAGTTTGTTTAAGTTCCGCTTTTTGTTCAGCAAATTTCTGTTTGTTTTCCATAATGGTTACGTTGTTGTTTAAGTAATAATTATAACAAATTTAGAAATCATGATCAAGTCTAAATTTATGTTCTTTCTTTAGCTCTTCTAAACTGATAGGAGTATACTTATCTAAGCACTCCATTGATACATTGAAATACCTATGGTCTGGTGCTACTAGTAACTCATTGGCACCATAGGTATATACTTCTTTAGTAACTATGCTATGATGTAGATGCCCATGAATATTTACATGCCATTTTCCTAAACTATTAGGGTGTACTGGAATATGTGTTAGTAACATACCATCGAGTTGGTGTGATCCTCTTATATCATCAAAATACGCTAGATAGTCTTTTAAATCTAGTTTATCGTGGTTACCTTTAATTAGTACTTTATGTCCATTCATCCTAGATAGGATTGCTAGATCACGCTTATGAAAGCAAAAATCGCCTAAAAGGTATACGCGATCTGCAGGCTTAACAACAGAATTATGTTGTATAATTATATATTCGTTCATATGATTTACGTTATCAAATGAACGAATATGTGTAATCCCATCATTACGTTTAAAGTTTAGTAAGGCTTCATGTCCAATGTGATGATCTGACGCTAGAAATATATTGCTCATATTATATCATAATAATGCCCGCATAAAGCGGGCTGAAATAGTGGCGGAACATACCGAAGTCGAATCGGTGGTCTCTACCGTGACAGGGTAGCGCATTAGGCCAACTATGCTAATGTTCCTAACTTGGAGCACGCTGGTGGGAATCGAACCCACGATAGAGGATGCTGCAAGGTGGACGCCTTCACCATACATAGTTTAGGGACGTTTCCACCTCCCTTCTCACCTACAACGCGCATTTGATAGAAAGTCTAGGAATCTAACCTAATTCTCATGCTTTTTAGGTACACGCTGAATCACCCTACTAGGGTACTTCCCGTTAATACTCGTTCCAGTCAATTTCTTGATTGTCACCATAAAGTACTTTAACGCGATCTTTTTCTTCAAAAAGACGCCAGTGCCCTTCAATGGTATTCGTAGAATCGTCATCAGATGGTGGATAAATACCATAAGACTCTGCGTGTTCTACGGCTTTCCAGTAAGCCCATTCATCTAATTCATCATCAGGCATATCATCTGGAACTAAATAGGCTTCGTGGGTGTTCAAGGGGAATTCCGAGATCCCGACTTCTGCCGTGTAAAAGCAGCGCTCTGCCTCTGAGCTACTCGAACTGATTATTTGGAGCAGGTAGTCGGTAATGCTCCGACTATTCAAGTTTGGAAGACTAGTGTGTATCTGTAAACACCTTACCTGCAAGTTAATCTTTGTCTACATTTTGAAAAGCGTATGCGTATATAGGAATTAGAATAATTAGTACTAACATCATAAATAAGGCCATACCTGCTAGTAGCTGTCCTAGCACTATAAATAAACTTATTAGAAAAATTGTCATATTAACGCCTCATTTGTGCTGTATCAGTTGCTGCTTCTTTAGAAAAGACTGGTTGCAAGCATGACTTATGTATAATCGCAATTCCAATCATTTTATCACCTGTATATACTTTAGCAGCTTTTAATGCTGTAGAACCTCCAGGTGTTACTAGGCTTGGCGGCTTAGTAGTATTCCGAGGAGTGCCCATTTTGGGACTTACATCATAGGTTTTAAATACTTTTTTCATGCATTAATTATAACAATTTTTAACAAAGTAATCAAGATTATTTTTATTGGGTTGAACCGGAGAATCGAACTCTCTACTTATTCCACAGATAAATGTGCAGCCCCTACACTAGGGGCAGTATACTATCTTAACAACTGTAAGATGTAACTTGGAGTTTGATTAGCGATTGACAACATCGAGCCAGCCAATTGCTGCTTCGTTTGTAGCTGAGCTAATCGAGTAGACTCAGCTGCCATATCTACATCTTCAATGCTAGAGATAGTTCTAACTAGATTTTCTTGTGTATTTGTAGCGGTCTGAGTAATAGCTTTTAAAGCATTTTGCTGTGCACCAATAATACCTTGATTAGAAGATACTGTACCAATCGCTGTATCTAATGCTGTCATTGCAGCAGCAGCTTTAGTAGCGTCTGTAATATCAATAGTTGCTGCGTCAATAGCTAAAGTTGCGGCATCTGATTTAGCAATACTTAAATTATAAGTATTGCCAGCATTAATACCTGTTTGTAACTGAACAGCAGCAGCCGTTGTTCCTGTCAAATTTTGTCCAAATAAAGACGCACCATTGGCTGTCTGATTAAGCTGAGTTTGTAGCTCAGTAAAAGTATTTTGTAGTGCAGTACGTTGATCCGCGGAAAGGGTACCAGAAGCAGCTTGGGTTGCAATAGTTTTCATCTGCGTCATTAGAGTCTGTTGAGAGTCTAATGCGGTAGATGCTACGTCAAGTAGAGAACTACCTGCTAAAAGGTTCTTTTGAACTGCGTCATAAGATGAGTTTTGACTCTTTAAAGAAGAGACAATAGAACTTCCAGCAGGATCATCCGCGGCTGATAAAATCCGTTTACCAGTAGCAATTCTTCTATTAGTTAAATCCATATCCCTAGAGATAGAATTAAATATATTAGAAATAGAAGAAGCAGTAGAGTTATTATTAATTGATAACATGATAGAACCTTTATAATAAAGTAAGGAACTATATTTTTACATATTCGGGTTGTTGTACCCTAGAACTATTCGTAGGAACCCTACTTCGTCCTTAAAATCTTGGGGTGATGTGTTGATACATACTTTAGCTTTAATTACTTTAACTAAAATCTTAGGTAAAACTCTTGAGTATATAGATTGTAATTCTTCATCAATTTCTGTAGAAATATTTAGTACTAGATATTCTAATACTTCTTGTAAAATATCTAAAGATTTAATCCTCGATATTTTAGATATTGAGGTATTACTTGCTAAGTTTAAATGTTTAATTAGCCCTAATACTATGGCATCGCTGTTTTCAAATTTAGTCATATTTAGTAGGGAATATCGTCATACCAGTCCTCTTCTTGTCGTGTAGCGATTTCAAAAAGATATTCATATTTATGAGGATTTGATGATTCTTCTGGGGATGTCCATTTTTCGAAATGAGCAGCTTCTTGGATAGTTTCAACTACTATTTCCTGAAACTTAATGTAACCTTGCTTTTCTGCCCATATTAGGTAGTCGTAGTGATCTTCTATTACGTCACATACTCTACATCCTTTTAGCTTTCCGAAGCTAATAATATCGTGCATGCCACACTTAGGGTTTTTTAGATTTGAAAATGTTTTAGCCATATATTAGTAGCCCAAGTCGTCAACTAGGGTAAAGGGTGACACACTACTAATATATGACCTCTCCCAAAGGGATTAAACCTTCAGTCTTTTCGTTCGTAGCGAAGTACATTATTCAGTTATGCTAAGGAGAGACTTGATCATTTAGTCGTAAGACTAAACGGGGTATAGAGTCTTCAGATCGTTACTTATAATCAGTTGTGTATTTTCGTTGGTTTGCGCGAGAAAAGAAATTTTGGTAGTAGGTATTGGAATTGAACCAATGTATAACAGCGTATGAGACTGCCGCGTTACCTCTACGCTAACCTACCAAATTAATTTATCACTTTCCTGGTTTCTTAGGGGTCTTTGCGGGAGGAACCTTAGCAGGCTCCTTAGCAGGCTCCTTAGCAGGCTCCTTAGCTGGGTCTACTGGATGGAATTTAGGTTTAGTTGCCATGTGTGAATCCTTATTTATTTGCCTCATAAAAGGCTTTTGCAAATCCTAGAGGTGTCATACTTCTAAGTTCTTTTGTGCGCTCCGACTTTCCACCTAATTTCATTATCCAGTTATTAGGGTCAGGAACTACATCATTTCTAGGTAAGTCTTTATTGAAATTACCCCATAACCCCGTCTTTTTAGTATACGGGTCACCAAACCAATGAGGTTGAAAATACCAGGGTTTTCCAATTTGTGGTCTTAATGTAGATAATCTACCTACGGGATTCTCTAAGGCCCAGAATCGTATTTCTGGATACCAACTAACAATTTCTAGTGTCTTATCTACTAATGATAAGGATGCTTCTGTTCTTCCATCTGCATCCTTAGTCTTCCAGTATTGAGCACCAGAACCACTAAAATCAGTACACGGTGGAGCTGCTAGAATACCATATACATTATTTGGTAGGTCTGTTCTAACTAAAGTTAGTATATCAATGTCATTCTTTATATCTAAAGAATATACATCGTATCCGTTAGCTTTGTAGAAGCTAGGCCAGTTACCTGAATAATCAAATAGAGATATAATTACCTTAGTCTGGTTTTGTAGCATCTTCAAGCTCTGCCAACTCACGGCGAGTTGCAATTCTTTTATTCATACGTTCGGCTACTTGCTCGGTAGATAACCATAAATCTCTACCTGCTAAGACTTCTTCAATCTCTTTAGCTGAAAGGAAATCTTCATATACTTCTGCGAATAGTTTACTAGCCCATACTTTTTCATGTATGATCTGGGCATGCATTTCAGATCCCTTACCAAAGGTGCCACCCGAATATGAGTGGATCATGAAGCTAGAATGGGGGGTGACCTCAAAGATGTCTGAGTTCAAGAAAAGCAATGTAGCGGCACTAAAGCACGCACCTTCAATAGAAGCAGTAACTAGGGCCTCAGTTTCGCTAAGAACTCTTAGGAATTGAATAGCGGTGTACAAATCCCCGCCGTAGCTATTAATATATAATCGGATTTCATCATCTGGTCTAGCGTGGCGAATCTGATCAAATACTTCAATATAATCTTCTGGGCCAGTAATAGGGCCGGAGATGTAGTACTCGTATAAATGTGCTAGCGCTTTTGGTTTAATGCTAGATTTATTACCTAGCATAATACCATCTACATATTCGTCATCGTCGTGTTTATTCATGAAACCCTTTGTTATTGTTATAAACGATAGTACTAGGAATTGAACCTAGATATAGCCCTTCTTCTGGGCCTGCCTTACCGTATTCGAAACTTGTTGGGGCTATCGGTGTTCCCGTGTAGCTATTTACTATCATATTCTGGCGGGGTGTAATTGAATCGAACAATTACCGCTATCAACAGTAGGACGGTATTCAAAGCCGTTTAACGCCCAGCGTCCCTACACCCCTGAATTAGTACAGGGCTAGCTAACCTGTTTCCCATCTAATATGCTATCCTACAAATGTAGTCGATGGTTTATAATTAGTGCTAGGCTTCCATGACCTAGCGCGTTTGCTTAAAGGTTTTTATTTGTAGATGCAACTTACCTTAAACTACAGTGGATTAAGTGGTTGCGGGTCTAGGATTCGCACCTAGGATGCTTCGAGCTTATGAGACTGAAGTGTTGGCTGCACTACCCGCGTTAATCAATTTTAATTACAGAAATAGCAATATCTAAGTCATAGCAATTATCTGTTAGAGACTCTAAATTAGTGAGGTCTTCTTGCTCCACGCTATCAAATGAAGTGCCCTGATGGTTAGCTAAGTATGTCAAAGCTGCATCAAGTTCTGAATCTGCACATACTATTTCTTGCTTAATAAGATTATCAAAGAAGCTCAAATAAGCAACTACATATTTATTCATTAAAGTACCTTATAGGTAAAAAAGTCTCGTGTAATACTAACTCGTTCATTAAGACACTTAAGTCTGCCAATATCTCTTATTGAGGTATAAGGCCCATTAGGATAGATTTTAAAATCTTTACCCTCATTCCAATCCTTTAGCATATCTTCGTCTGTATTATAATTACGACCATACGCTGACATTAGTGATAATTCAATCATTATGTTTCCTTAAAGAATAATTATAACACGTTAAGGAAACATAAATCAAGTTTATGTTTTTGTTGGCATATCCTGCTAGATTCGAACTAGCCCTAAAAATTTTGGAGATTTTCGTGCAGCCGCTACACTAAGGGCATATATTTGGTACCAAGTGATGGTTACGATCCACCGTCTATCGGTTATCAGCCGATTGCTCTGCCATTGAACTAACTAGGTATTTGGAAGAAGGTCAGGGATTTGAGCCCTGGGAGCTATTATTAGTAACTCGTCTCTTCATAAGAACAAGGCAATACGGAACGAAATATACCAAAAATAGAAGTAACCGTATTTAACACTATATGTTTTTCTAAACCTTGTACTTTGGTTTAGAGCTTCAAGTTTGGACAAGGACTGGCTACCTTTAGAGTCTGAATTAATGCTGCACTTGGTTTTGGTCTCTGGACTGACTACCGTTCATAGAGGTGTGCATTACTAGAAGGTCAGATCATTAACCAATCTTAGCATCCAGTAGGTATTAGTAGTAGCGTTGTTAGCGCCTTCAGGAATTCCTGTCCTCCTAGCCACTTAGGGAAAGCTAGTACTAACAACCTATTTACCTACTCTTTTTCTACTTCACGTATATAGTCAATACACGCTTCTGAAAACCCGGTAATTGTCAAATAATCTCCACGGTTTACACCGTTTTGATATGATCCTACATTTAGGATGTAAGCCTTGTCTGATTTTGGGGGTACAATTGCATCGTCATACTGCTCATCAGTAATAACAATCAGACGATCATACTGGCTTTTGGCCTGTAGTTTAGCAAGCGAGGAACCTAGGTGTGTTCCTGCAATCTGTTGGCTTCCTTTAAGTGCATATGCCAAAGCAAACCCAGTACGAGGAGCTACTCGTACTAGATTGTTACTAAAGGTATAGATTTCTACCTGTTCGCATACAGAGCTACACAAAATAGCTAAAGCAGCTGCAGCATCAAAGCGATCAAGATCGCTTTTAGCGGAAATCTTAGTACCAAACATAGAGACTGATACGTCAACCATTAGCACAGTTTTACCTGGCAGTTTTTCTGAAGTATCTAATGATTTTAGCATTAGACGTTCCAGCATATCCTCAAATTGAGGTACAATACGTGCAGCGGCTACGAATCTAAACGGAAGTACTTTATCCACATTAAGTGTTAAAGTATACGCACGGATTGTATCTTCCGATACACCAGCTTGAACCATATTACGAAGATTCCGCAAGAATGCTAGTGCCCCCAACTTCTTCTCCGCCATAAGGCGAGTGAAAGTGTATGCTTTGTCTGCACCAGCGGATAACTCAGTTTCCCAAGTTAATGGAGTTGTAAGCTCCTTATTAGCTACACGTTTGAATAATGCTTCTTGTGCCTTATCACAAGGTTTCACATGGCTTAGGAACATCACATCCCTAATGCTTACATAAGCATTATCACGATCGTACTTAGCCAATTGATACTCATTGAACTTACCGAATGCTTGAGCCAAGCCTTTCTTAACCTGATTGGAAATAGGGCATTTGCTCTCAGACCAATACATAGCTAGAAACTCTCCAAGCTCGTCTGCACGCTGAATGCACTTGTTAAGTGTATCAGCATTAAGCTGACCAATACGAGCCAGCTCACGACATATAAACAAAGGCATATGCCGAAGTTTGTAATTATGGCGTGCTTCAATAGCAAGGATAGCAACTTGGCTAGGTTCTACCGTAGACACTAGATCACGCACTAGCTTAGCTGAATCTTGCCCATCGGAGTAAAATTGATTCTCCCATAGCATAGCTGCTAGAACTAGACGCTTAAGCTGCTTTTCAGCAGAAATAGCTGGTACTTTAGTACCTTCGTGATTAACTGTGTGTGAAGGTTGACGAGGAATATGATTAATTGAGGACATAAGTACCTTTTAGTTGAAAGAAGGGAGACTATCTAGTATTCGTGGTACTAGCAGTACCGCTAAGCCTTTTCGTCTATATTACTAAGTAATAATTTTAGTTAGTTTTCTTAGTACGACGCTTAGCAGCGGCAGCAGCAGCAGCGTTTTGCGCTGCATCGTGATCACATTTAGCTTTAGCGTCAGTTTCTAAATCTTTATAATACATTAAGTTCCTTTGGTTAAGGGTAACTAATCCTAGCAGTGAGAATTTTCGTTGTCAGTGCTCTGGCCTTATGTTTAGCCTCGTAATGCCAGAAATCGAGGTTTTTCATCTATTTCCCAAGTCCCTACTAGGGTCAAGGGTACGGAGGATAAAGTCCGTGCTTTAGATCATTCATATGAAGTAACTGTCATTCCCTTAGCTTTACACACAATAAAAATTGTGTGGTTTGTCGAAAGTCACAAGGACTCAGAAGATTTGGTACTACACTACATCACTAGGATTAATTAAAGATTAGACTCTGTGCAAACTCTATTAGGTTTAACAAGGAATTACCTTAATACACCGTTCAGCGTCTCGCTACTTCACAGGATAATTACCCCTGCTTAGTATTGTGTATAGCTGGTTCATTTTACTGTGGCCACAGCCAGAGTTTAATCTTTAATTAACTTTTGTTCTGAAGTATCTATTATAGAACAATTTAATAATAGATACAAGCTCAAATTTTTATAGCTTCTATCGTGATTTTAAGAACTTATATGTTCACCAATACGCAGAGTATGCGCTTTATGCTATTATAGTAATCATAGCTATTGGCTGGTATATACCCTGATAGATGGGTCTTACTAAGGTTTTGTTCAGCTATAAAGATTGAATCCGGTAATAGAGTCTATTTAATTAGGCATTAACAGTGTCGCCCATGTGCATACTTGGGTCTACTGGAATAATTCTTGCTGGTTATGTAATCCAGCTTCTCAACTTACGTGGAGAACATACGCTTATGGGCTTAAACGTCTAGCACTATACTAGAATGACAGGGGTACTACGGTTCAAACGTAGGATAACAGGGTCAAAGTCTGCGGTGTTTTCTACTACAATATACCCCAGTAATTAAAATGACATACCCCAATAGTTTTTAGATACCATGAATCTACAATACTGAGTTTCTAGAAAGGAAATATGAAACATATTAGTAGGGGCATGGGCTGCAATATAATCTTCTAAGGATGGTTTCTCTTTGAAGTATTCTTTAGGAATAGCTATAAGGTTATTCATAATTTAAAGTGTTAATAATTGACATAGTTTAGTAGTTTCACGGTTTATCAATCCGTTCCAGAATACACTGACAAAACTACTAAAGTATGCCCTAGCTCCCTAGGCTAGAATATACTGTCTTGTTACTATTGGACGACAGCCCTCAAGTCTGATAATGGGTAAAGCATACTCGACCAGTTTAGCTTTATTTTTAGCCAATTTGAGCTAGTTAAACAAAGGGAGCGTTTAAGCTAAGCTTGGCACCATATTTAAGAATACTACTATTCTCACTTGCCTGAAGAATGACGCATGAAGCGCGCATGGACTGCCAGGGATTTAGGAGTTTTAACACGATGCGGCCGACAAGGTTAAACTGATCCTTAGTATTCTTAAATATGGTAGGACTGCACGGTAACGATCCGAGTTTTACGGCTTAAAGGGCCGTTACATCACCTTAATGTTTCAATCCCAAATATCACGGTTCTCTTTTCCTCGCAAGCTCTTATACGGTTTAGTATGTGAGCCTGCTTTTCTATTCATAGCTAGTGGAACGAATACATTTCGTTTCACTAGCTTGCGTTTGTCACTATCTTTCATAAGTATCTTTCAATGAATAGTACTTGTGGAAATACTGTCGTAGTGGTTCTGATTAGGCCAGAACTGCTTACCAAGCACCCATTCACGAGTATAGTCATCCCATATAGTTGTTTGGGTAGATTTAGTAGGAATCGGCTCAAATGACTTAGTACACTTATTAGTGTTAATAGTCAGCGTAACTTCGTGACTAGGGTCAAGTGCTTCCAGTATAGCTATCGCTTCAAATGCTTTCATCGTTTTTCTTTCTATAAGCTGCTTCAATTTCACGTTGTAACATAGCTACCTTACGAGCAGTAGAACCGCTAAGAGGATGTTCATCCTGTTCTGCTAATGCCTTTTTTAGTTCTTTTTCCAAACCTTTAATATACTTCATTATGTTCTCCGTTTAAGCATTAATTATACAATGTTTTGGTTATACGTTCAAGACATAATTTATTTTACTAAATATGTGCATACAAGAAATGTATATAATACAACCCCTGTTACAATTCCTGCTAGCCAACTTAAAAAGTTTATCATAATTTTGATTTACTAATCATTACGCCATCATTAGCCGGTACAATCCATAGGGTCATAGGAAACACTACAGGTACTGATTGAACTTTTTCAAAACCTATCCAAGCAAAGCTATGCATGGTAAGGTATCCCCATAGATTGGCAATACACTATCTTTAGCCAGTCAAAAAGTTCGTCAGAACGCTTACGCTTCATTGTAGATACATAAGACCTATAAGACTTTAGTTTGTTTAATGCTTTGTTTCGTTTCATAGTATATGATTATGTTGTGCTAAAATTAACATATGCCAGCATTCTCTTCAATCTACTCCGTATTAATCCCTTATACAGATCAATGTAGGAACCTAGTGTATAAGACTAGGCAGAATACAAGTAGCGACCTTGCATGGATGTGGGTAGTATAAGTGATCTAGCTATACCTAGTCTGAACCTAATGCTATCAGCAGGCAAAAGAAAATGGGGCAGAAGCCCCTTATTCAATAGGGAATAAGGGTATGCTAGGTGGATGTATTACTTTTAGAAATTTGATTAAACATAGAAACCCTTATATTACGTCATACTTATTATTTTTAGCAAGATTATCTTTTGCAGATAAGTACTGCAAATTCTCTAGTACATGAAGCCCCGATACTAAAGTACCTCTCAAAGGTATAATATGATCTACGTGCATACCTTTGGGACAAGCTGAGTAGAACATCTTTATAGAACGCATATCTACCCATGTAGGTATTCTGTTTTTAATATCAATTTTTTGTAATTTGGTATCAAAAGTATGGCAATTACCACATTCAGAACGTAAACCTTTACCATTATTAATACCAAACTCATCTATAGGTTTAACTGTAGCACAACTAGTACATTCCTTATATCCTATAAAATATAGTAGCTCGCCTTTCCAAGTTTTAGGTACACCTTTTCCAGTACCACCAAAACCAAACTCTACGCGCCGATGTTCAAAATAAGGAGTTATATACTCAGACAAGGCTTTTTTCATAGAAATAGTAGAGGAATATCCTAAACTATTTGATGCAGTTTCTAACGATGTATGCGTTAGAATACTATAAATTAGTTCTTTAATAGTAAAACCACTGCATCCACGAATTGCTTTTCTCGAAACCTTATCTGGATTTAGTTGTAGCTTACTTATTATTTGATTAGTAAAATTTTCCATTTTTCGATACTCTATTGGTCATAATAAGTATATTATGCACCATAAGCAAAGAAAAATCAAGTTAATTTTTGTGGAGCTGGAGAGGATCGAACTCTCAATTCCGATTTGCAAAACCGGTGTGTTCCCATTAGCACTACAACCCCATTTAATTTAATACTAATATACTACCTATAACTATCTCTAGTTATATACTCTAAGGTTCATAGGTTTCGACGCTACTATCAATAGAGATGAACCGCTTTAAGGATATACCAGCCGGAATACCTTTATTTCTCTGGTTCGCAAAGCCCCCACCGAAGTGGATGCTAATTAGTATTAAATTAATTGGTCAGATACGAAGGGATCGAACCTTCTGCCTCAAGCTCCCAAAGCTAGCGCTCTACCAAGTGAGCTAGTATCTGATTGACCTTTTGATAACCCAGAACTGTCAATCTGGTACTAGCCTCAAGCTAGTTAATACTACGCGAAAGTGGCCCTAACCTAGGTAACTACTCTAGCCTGTACCCTCTTTATCAAAAGCACGACGTGCGGTTTATTGTATAGAATATACTAATGGTAGTTAATCATGTAGCAAACTATAGCAGGTTCCCCTCGGTGTGCCCTTCTATCGCGTTAAGTAACAATTATAACACTTTGGTAAAAGCTGCGCAAGTGTAAATTTTAATACCCACACGCGCCAAGTTCTTTTTTGAACATAAATAATACTTCTTTATTATCTTTATCCGTTTCCTAAGTTGCAGGCTGCATTAACACGCTTAATAACTTGTGCTTTAGACATTGTTTTCTCCGTTTAAGCATTAATTATACAATGTTTTAGTTAGAAATTCAAGACAGAATTTACGTTAATAGAAGTAGATATAAGGTTTGTTACTAACAATTGGAGCATCTGCTTCTTCTAATGCCCACATATCAATATCAGAATTAACAAACTTGGATTCCCAAAGTTTTCCTGCCCTACGCTGTGGCCTAATCATTACTAGATGTGTCCACCAAGATGGTGTGCGCATCCAGTGATCCTCAGTGTCTACTTCTTTACGTTTCTTAGGTTTTGTTGTTTTTGCTAAACGGCATCCGTATCCTTCTAATTGGATACGATCTTGTGCCCAAAAATCTTTAAAGTGGTATTTCTTAATACTGTCTTTAAAAGTTCTAGCCATATTATGCTCCTGTAGTTTTACAATTGCATCTTGCTCTCCTAAGAAGTATAACCGATAAATTTATTTTGCCAAACGCTGATTAACTAGAGTTGATATAGCATGGTTAATGTTTACTAGCTCATCAAAACAAATACGAACTTGATGAGTTCTGTCATCTTCTCCATCTTGTTCTAGTACAATGAACATACCTCCACATTCGTCATCTAGCTTAACACGAATGCATTCGCCAAATACTGGATTTTCTGTTTCAGAGCCTACGCTTATTTGAGTGATTGTGTTGTATAATTTACGCATGATAGTTTAAGTTATTTGGTGCGAGTAATCAGATTCGAACTGATATGCTTAAAGCGGGAGATTTTAAGTCTCCTGGGTCTAGCCAATTTCCCCATACTCGCATTGGTAGTTTATTATTCAGTTTAATTGGTGGGCAACCCCGGACTCGAACCGGGAAAAGCCTCGCTTCTAAGGCGAGAAACTGTACCTATTTGTATATGCCAGTTGCCCATAATTAAACTAACTAAGAAAAATCAGTTTAATTATGGGAACCTAGTCAAGCCATGCTAGGTTCAGCTCATTGTTGGGCACCGCAGCGATTCGCCCAGAGGCTGTCTAGCTGTTGGTTGAGTCTTATCCCATCCCAGGGATTTTGGAGTCGCATAGGGGTTACGATCCCCTCTGATCAGCGTGAAAGGCTGAGGACATCACCAGAAGTCTAATGCGACATTATACTATATAATACTTAATTTCCATCCTTTTACAGATTTTGCCTTGCCATTTAATAATTTACAAAGGTTGCAGTCGTCTAAGCTATGTTCTTGAGCAAACTTATAAATATTATCTACTGTATATAGTTCTCCATGCGGAGACTGTACTTGTTTATACGTAGTACCCTTAGCTTTAGCTTTTGCAGAACTAGATCTCGATCTACGGGTATTTTTTAATAAAAATAACTTTGTGTACTTTTCTGGAAATAGTGTAGCTAACTATTTATGTCTTGCACCTCTAGCTATTTCCTCAATCACATTAATAGAGACACCAGTTATACTGGATATCCCTTTGTATAGTAGTGTAGGACTATCAACGAGTATATTGAATACCTCGGTAATCTGGATATTAGAATACTTTGCTCTACCATTTAGTTCTCCTGGGCATAAACTACCATCTGGCATAGCTTCTGCACAGTATAGAGTATTAAACCCGTTATTTACGGAACTGTATATTTCAATAGTCTCATTCTCAAATGAATTTAACTCTTCAATAGAGCATTCGCATAAAATCTCCATTATAGGAGTGCCAAACTCTGCGTAGGCTGCATTCATCTTCCTAGAATGTGAATTATTTTTAAGTAAATTAATATGCCTTGCTAGTCTGCTTTCTATATTGGTACCTTTACCTATGTAAACTTTATCGGTACCAATAAAGTTTAACTTATAAATTCCTGTTGTCATTTTAATATTCTCCGTAAAAGAAAGCTAGGCTAGCCAGTATTTACGGTACTGGCATGGAGCAACCCTTTTCGCCTTTAAATGGTGGATACTGCTCGATTTGAACGAACGCGCTTTTTACAGGTCTGATTTACAGTCAGATGGGTTCAACCACTCCCCCAAGCATCCAAATTATTAATAAAGTGTCAAACGAAATATCTACTAGTCTAGTTTCAGATATTGCCACCAGATTTAACCAGGGTTAACTTTGCATACCCGTATTCGCTAAGATTTGCCGTCTTAGGTACTTTGTAGCTAAGTAGTTACTGATGCTTACTGGGCAAGCGCACTGAAGCATGCAATTCGAATATTTCTAGCCTACGGCAATAAGCCTTGGCACTTTATTAATAATTTAAGAATAGATAGAACCGAAAAAGAGCTTATGTAATTCGTTACTCGCGGCATACTAACTAGAACCCGGTGCGTGTATATAAGCATACAGCGAGGCTTCGTCTAGGAAGAATGGTGAGCCTATCTATTCTTAAATTATTAGTTTCTACAGCACGGTGCGCCCTGAATAAGCGGTCTGGGAATTAAATTCCGTCCTAAAAGGTGGTACGCGATGTGCTGTAGAAGTAATAATTATACATCATTTATACAGGATGCGCAAGCTCATTTTTTTGCAGCTTTATACCTCTTAATTTCGTCTGCGTCTAAAGAGCACCAGATACGAAACTTATCTTTTCCTACCTTGTCGTAGAAGTCATTAACCATTTTAATATAAGACGCTATTTCTTCAGCGGTATCTTTAACTAGAACATCAGCATAACGCCACAAGAAAGCATCAACTAAGAACGATTTTGTATATGCCAAAGCCATTTTAATTTCTCCGTTTAAGCATCTATTATAGAACACTTTAACCGAACATACAAGCTCAAAATTCTTTTCCAACCCGTATAGTCTTGCGTTTAAGAAGATATGAAAACTCTACAGGGTAGACTTCTTTCATTGTAGCTAGGGAGCCTTCAAAGGTTGGGAGCCCTTCTCCTGCCCAATACTTAACCTGAGTACATATAATTTCGCAAAAGCCATTATATGGTAAATCGACATTCAAAATCATTTCGCCGCTTGTTCGCATTAGATTCTCCGTTTAAGCAATAATTATACAATGTTTTAGTAAGCGAATCAAGCTAAGATTTATATTCAATAAGCTCAATACTTACATCAGGATTATCTTTAAAATTATCTTTTAGTTGTTGTAAGATACTTCCTGTATATATTGTAAGTCTCTGTGCGTCTTTATGGCAACGATAGATCGAGCCTGATTCCTGAGGGAATACAATAAAGTCTCCATCTGAATACTCTTTTAGGATTCCTGAACTTAGCTTCCAAGAATCCCCGTCAAGATACCCACCTCGCCATCCTGCTAGAATCTTTCTGATCTTTCCGTACTCTTTAGAATTGACTTCTATTAGTGCCCATGCGTCTGGTGTATAAGTGCTCATGTGTATCCAGTATTTGGTTAAATTTAGCTTCTTGCTGTTTATATAGTTCCCAATCCTCTTCGTCATCTAGTATTCCTAGCTCGAAAAGTATTTGGTGATACTCTTTTTGTGTAATGGTATGCTTTACGCGATTTGAACGCATTTCTAACCTTTAGGATAAATTTATTCTATCCATTGAACTAAAAGCATATAAAATGGCCGGCCCTGCAGTAATCGAAACTGCACTTGAAAGGTAGAAGCTTTCTGTTCTATCCATTGAACTAAGGGCCGTTGTGTTTAAAGATTAATTATATAATGATTTTAACAAATAATCAAGACAATATTTCAAAACCTTAAGTCTTCTAGCATATGACAAGCTCTACAAAGTACAGTATCATCATCAGTTACATGCGCTAGTTCTGGTGTTTCCCAATATGAGCAGTTATCACACATTATAGCATCTAGCATAGCAGGGTCGGCAAACTCAGGGTCTACGCCCATTAACTTGCATACACTTGCGAAGTCTTCTCTAGTGTGTAGTAATGCTGCTGTTAGTTTAGCGTACAGTGGGCTCATTCTCAAACTCAATAAGCATTTCTAGGTAGTGCTTAGCCTTCTCCAAGTCTGCTACACCGTTCTTATTCTTCCAACGAGTAACATACTTAATAACATTACCTTCAAAATAACCAATGTTATTAGCACGTATATACTCTACAGGCTGTATACCTAGGGTCTTATAATGATCACCACTAATCTGCTTCTTTAAAGCTGTAGTATCATCTGGTATAAATAATGATTTACCATCAGTGATTCTTCGTTCAATAATAGGCACCTGACCAAACTCAGGATTTTCAACGTGTACAATTTTCATTTAATAGGGTCTAAGAAGTGCCGGTAATTCTCTTTTGGCACGGATTTGAGATAAAAGACTTTGGTTAATACTTGCTAAAGGGTTTTTATTCCCTATGCTATGCTGATACGAAATATACGAAGGTAGTAATGTGTTTAGTATTAAAGATTCTAACTCCTTAACGTAAGTATGTGAAATTGACATATAAGTATTCCCTAAAGTAGCTTTTATTATAACACTTACGTAACACCTTAGCAAGCTCATTTTTACGCAGGTGATTGGCGCAGTTAACCTAAGCTAATGAAATTTTGTCTTGTTAATTGCTTGGTAATATGTTATAATTATTTTTTATAAAGGATAATTGTGAATCAACTATATAACGAGCTTACATCTCCTGTAACAGAGACTAATGATAAAGGTGAGTTAGTAAGTAAATCCCCTACCTCTCTAATGCTAAGGGCTGCACGAGCTATTAAACAGATGGATGAAGTTAATGCTTCTAATAATTTTAATATTCAGGCTAATCAGCATCAGAACTGTAACTTAACTAAAGAGAACCAAGAGTTAACTGAACTAATTAAACAACTAAGGAAAGAAATTGAAAGTTTACGCAATGGTGGACAAAAAGCTAGCGATGTGGGAAGTAGTTGGGTATTCGATCAACGACTCGATTCAGCTAGTGAGGGAGGAGATGCAAGTAAAGACTGCAATCCTAGCTCTAGTTGAAGAGGGTTCTAGTGCTGAGCCTGATGCTGCTTAGTAATAATTTAGTAAGTTTAGATGTGCCAAACATTCCTACTAAAAAGGAACTAAAATGTTTGGCTACTAATGTATATAGAGAGGCGAGGGGTGAGCCAATGGAAGGACAAATTACTGTGGCTAAGGTAACATTAAATAGGGTATATAGTGGTAAATATCCTAGTAGTATATGTGGTGTTGTATATCAGAAGAACCAGTTTAGTTGGACTAAAAGATATAAAAACATAGTGTATAACTTTGAGGCTATTAATGCTTCTATCATTGCTTATAACTCTAGTGATGATGTTAAATACACCCACTACCATGTTAAAACAATTAGACCTTCTTGGAGTAAGCGTCTAGAAGAAGGGATTACAATTGGCAACCATACTTTCTACTTAGATAAATGAAAACAAAATGGATTAAATCTTCTAGTAAACTGCCTCTCTTACTAGAAGTATCAGAAATATGGCAGATGAGTAGGCCTGTGCTAGTATATTATAATGAGGCTTTTGCTATTGGGTATACTAACTATAACTATGGGGAGTACTTTTGGGTTATTAATGATCAGCAATATAGTATAACTATAGAATTGCATTGGCAACCATTGGAACCACCATGCCTAGAAAACTAACTAAGATTAGATGTGGTCCTTCATACTTGCTACACTTAGGATCTGTTATTATTGCTGCTACAGCAGCATATATTTGGATTAAATATGATTAAACAAACAAAGAATGGGCTTTTTAAGTTAACTGGACTTAATTTTACTGATTTAGAAGCTATTCACGCATTAGTATCTCACACCCGTCTAGGAAAAGGTGTATATGAGTATAGTGTTTTTAAAATGCTAGAAGCATTTAATGAGTTTCAAGCTAGCGAGATAGGTTACGCACTTACACCGGAAGAATGTACCCTAGGTGTAGCGTTTGAAGAAGATAATCCAACTATTACCATTACTAGTAAATATGACTAATGCAGCAAAAGTTATCTGGGCTACACCAGATATTGATAATACTATCTCGTATATTGCTAGGGTATCTAATCCTAGCAATCAGAGTAACCCAAATATCCTGGGGTTACTACAGTATATGATGCGAGAGGGGCACGTGTCACCCTTTGAAATGGCTAATGTAACTATGGAGATCAATACTACTAGAGATATTGGTAGGCAGATACTACGGCATAGGTCTTTCTCTTTTCAAGAGTTTTCACAGAGGTATCAGGATGTAACAAAACTTGGTGGGTTTCTTACTAGAGAATGTAGGTTACAAGATACAACTAATAGGCAGTCTTCTATTGAAGTAGAAGACTCAGAGCTTAATACTTGGTGGCAAGAAACTCAAGATATGGTTATTAGGGAAGTAACTCTAGCGTATAAGGAAGCGCTTAGTAAAGGTATTGCTAAGGAACAGGCTAGGGCTATCTTACCTGAGGGTAATACTATGAGTAGGATGTACATGAATGGTAATATCCGTTCATGGGTATTCTATCTAAAACAACGATTACATCCTACTACACAAAAAGAACATAGAGAGTTAGCGGAAGATATAATTTCTCAACTTAGGGTCGTTGCTCCTATTACTATGGAAGCATTTTTTCCTATTTAACCCTAAAGGGCTTGCAACGCTAAAAATTATGCCGTTGCAAGCCCTTTTGCATTTATGTTATAATTAATCTTTAAAAGGAAATGTAATGAGTATTAATCTAATGATTTTAGCCACTAGAAACATT